CCTAAACACCATAACCACTACGAGTAATTACGAGTGGTTATAGAACAACCTTACTCTCGCAACGGTTTGAGGGTAATTTAACACCATAACCACTATTTTTGAAAAGGGTAACTATATATTTTTGACTTAAGACTAAATAGTAAAATTGATATAAACTCATTCTCTATAGAAGGGTATATATAGTGGTTATAGTGGTTATAGTGGTTATCTAACTAAATTAAGTCAGTCATACCAAGGGTTTCAGGCTTTAGGTACCATAACCACTCCATAACCACCATAACCACTACATCAAAAAACTTATGATCAAACATAACTAAATAGTTATTCATTAAATAAGCCTTCCGCCTGCTCTTTGAACACAATGCATCTCACCACGGCCCCGCCGATATTTTTCTGAATAGCAAATCTTGTCTTTCCCTCCGAATCAACTCTCTGCTTAATTTTTCCTTGCTCCGCCCACGCCTTAATTATCTTTTGGGCTGAAGAGTACTTGCCTAAAAACTCATCAACAACACTGCGAATGATATAAATATTTCCTGAGTCCTTTATCCCAATCTTTGTATTCGAGTACGAGGTAGATAGCTTCTCGTGATTAATCCCAACCCAGTCCTGAAACTCCAGCCATGCACGTTCTGACTCACTGGCATCAACCTTCCTGATCAGACGCTCGGCAATCGCGGTACCCATAGCATAGGCTTCGGCATTCGCAACCACAGGGTCTAATCCAAACACCCAAACACTCGAGTAATAATCAGCGGTCATTACTGAAGCCAACGCATCGAGGTGACTGTCGATTCTGTCGCTAAAATATTGTCTAAGCCACCCTTGAGCCTGACGGTAGTAATCCATAATCTCACCGCGCTCCGCCCCCATCAGCGCGTGCATGAACGCAATCCCTGCATGACCATGGCAAGAGGGCAGGAAACTGTAGAGATAACGAGCGAGGTCTTTGTTGCCCGCAAGCGGCCCGCCCTCGAGCTCGATTGTCCGGGTCATAAGGCCATCCATCGACGATGCGGATGTTAGAGGACCTTCTCCGGTGGTCAGCACTATGGTTCTCCAGGTATTTAACTCTTGCAGGCCTACCTTACCACCGCGCCCCTTGCCCTTGCCCTCAGCCAGCATGTAGAGTGTTGCAGATATATCTTGTTTCTTAAGCTGACTAAGGACCTCGCGTTCATTGATGCCCAGCGGTAAATCTGAGAATAAACTCGCCCGGCGCTCCAAGGCTGTCGTGGTACCGTCAAAACTGCAAGTAATCACGTTCGGATCCCCCCATATGCTCATCGCCATCCAGAGCATAGCGGTTTTTCCACCTTGAGAATCACCGTGGTTATGAACGATAAAATTACGCTGTGACAACGGCTTAAGCAATGGAGTCGTAAACCCGGCTGCGAGGATGAAACGTGCATTAGGCGAGTAATTACGAACCTGATTCGCCACGCTTACCCATTCCGCGAAATCACCCGTAGCGGCAAATCCCCTCAGTGCGTGCTTGCTTCCGATGTCGTCAACATCAATCTCAATCTCTGGTGATAGTCCTGGGAAAACGAATTCCTTGCCTCTCCATCCGAACCGAGAAACGGCTTTCTGAACAGGAATACTAGGGTTGCAGAACAGGAAATCGTCGAAGTATTTAGCTAGGTATTTGGCTCCCTCTGAGCTCACGCTGATCCCCTTGTCGGCCAGGCCAATGACCTTGCGCGAATCAACTCCCATCGATCGAGGAATAACAATGTCTCGCCAGTGGCCCATGTGTTTATACGATATCCTGAGGGACTCGGTCTCTGTATCCGTGTTGAATAATCGTGCCGATATGATTGCAGGACATCCGCAGGCTCGAGTAACGACAGGACCGTTTTCCGTAAACCTGATGTAATTCACACCAGTATCTGTAACCCTGAAGCTCTCTGGGAACACGATTTCTTGCGGTCCTCGCACTGGCTCAATCTCTGTCGTTTGCCCCTCGGTCGACGTTGGGAGATCAGTAATATTATCGATAGGTATCTCCGCAAACTCAGAGTTCGTTATTTTTTGAGTAAGCTGTTTAATGGCGGTCTCGAGATCCCTAAGATTAATTGCTCCCTTGAGCTTGTCCTTCACCTTGGCATACAGTGCCGCGTCATTGCGCTTGACGATCGATAATGCTGTCAACATATCATCGTTGAATATTTTCTCCGCGCCTGGAATCCCTATCATATTAACTTTTGCACGAGCAATGTCGACGCGGCCAAGCGAGAAGGAGCATGGAGATTTTACACCACAACCTCCGGACGGGCACTGGAAGCCATGAGTAGCGCGGATGTAGTCGCAAGTATGCGGATTCATCTTTAACGCCTCAGAGATACGGAAATCCGTTCCCTTTGGCGTATATCTACCGGAGTCACCATGTGATAACTCGTGACATTTATCAACCCCATCAGTACCCCTGACAACATTAGTTAACATACTGAGCCATTCGCCATAGGTTATTTTCTGAGCGTTAATAAGACAGTGTTGCAGAAATTGGCAGTTTGCGATCATTAAATCTGAGCTCGCATCCGTGGATCGGCGTTCAAACTTCCCGCGATTCGTTATCTCTGACCTGAAATCGATATCAGGAATTAAGTCCTCCAGCTCCGATGGATCGTAACGTATCTCCTCGTTAACTTGTGTAATTCGAACCGGTTGTTTCTGGCCCAGCTTATGATTCAACGTACCTGGTACCCGGAGGACGCGAGAGAGGTCTGGCGTAGAATCAAGTTTCCATCCTCTCTCACTCGCGAGGGACTTAATATACGATTGCAGTCGAATCATGAGATTAGATGCTCGAAGATTTTCCTCCTGAGCCTCGAAGATCCATGCCTCCTTGAGCAACCAGTACATGTGTAAGCCATTCCCCGACGAAACCGTTATCGAAGGCTGTAGGAAGTCAGGGAGCACACTCAGCGCATCCTCAATCGTTGGCGGAAGATCTGTTTGCTTGTGCGCAGGACCGAGTATGTCGATGTCCATCCATAAGCAGGTGATAAAGGACACATTGTTGGCCAGTAGTCGCTTACTATCTTCGATGTCCTGCAGTGACCCCCCGAGCCCCAGATATGCATCCCTATCATCCTGAATCGCATGAGCAGCATTCGCCATCGTTCGAAGATCGTTCACGGAGAATGACCAGGTGCGTTTGTCAGGCAATGTCCAAAGATACAGGTTGCCTGACTCGAGATTGCCGAATAGTGCGTTTAGAAAACGTTGGGTATCGTGTGATTGACCTGTATCTTGGTTCACTGGAACACCTTCTCTCAGCTACCGTTGATAATTTTAAGAACGTCCTCGAATGATCGCGCAATGCCTGCAATGGCACCCCTCATAGATACGGTGTTTAGGAAATTTTCTTGGGCTTCAGACGGCTTACCCTTAAGGGATTTAACTTCGATGAATAATGCGCGACCTCCAGGTAAGACCCCGAAGAGGTCGGAGAAGCCAGGAGGAATACCTGCGTTGAATGGACGTGGATCAAAGATAGTGAGCGAGCCGTCTGCGTTCTTAACAGTGCGGGACCCAGTCCACGCTTGGCCTACATTTAGCCTGAAGAGGAGGCCGTGAGGGATTTGACGGGAGAACTCGAGACGGATGAGATTTTGAATGTCATGTTCACTGGGCATCCACATACCCCCTCGCTCTATTCAATGCCCTACATGACCTCTCGTATCTCTTCTTGCCAAAATCCGGCGCGTTCCAATAATTCTCATTAATCTCAACCCATTCTTCCAATGCTCCACACAATTCAGTGACAACATCGTCGGTACCCTTGGAGATGAATGCCATGCACATGATAATCACTCCGATAATAACCCCGACCATTATGCCGATAAATAATCCGCCATAGAATGTCATCCTGGTTCCTCCTTCCCCTCGAGTAAATAAGTCGCCTCCATATCGGCCAGGTGTAAGAAAACAGCTAACGGATAACCTCGAAACGCTTCAGCCATGGCATTCGATAATCCGTAGTCCTGTATCCCTGGCGTAAATCCTCCCATGTGCCAGCGAATCGCCATAAACTCTGATGTCTTCAGCTTAATAAATCGATTAAGGAGTAACGCAGATTTCTCTCCATGTCCGTATGGGAAACCGTCCTTGACTACATAGACGGGGTACTGCTCCCACTGATTTTTATCGCTCTTGCGCCATCGTTGCTCCGTAGTATAAAAATTTATTTTACAGAAATCATGAGCTAGAGCAGTAATTATTACACTCTCATGGTCAGCCTTCAGCTCATCAAGTCCTCTAAAATGTAAACAGTCCTGTAGTGCAACGTAAACGTTCATTGAGTGTTCGAGTAATCCGCCCTCTCTAGATAAATGATATTTCGTCGAGCATGGAGCGGTGTAGAAATCAGTTGTTTCTAGCCATGCCAGTAACTCGGAGACTCCTTCACGCTTAACGCTTTGCCATAGTTCGATGTATCGGTTTTTCAATTTATTACTCATTCAGTAAAACCACCGTTTTATAATCAGATTCATAGGTCATTCCGGTTTGCTTGGCATTCCATTCCTTGATGAAATCTCGTAACCCCTTCTCATCCTCAATGTCATTGAAGTCCTCATACATTCTTTCGACTGCCGTCTCAATGGCTCCGTCAATGTCAATACTAAAAGGGATTTCCGTGCATCCGTAGCACCAAGTCGGGATCTCGGGGAATGCTCCTTCGTTTTCGACATCCTCCGCATCATTAAGGTACTTTTCTTCGAGCGCTTCTTTATCCCTGAAATATTCATCCTTGTTTTCGTCCCACAGGTACCCAACTTTGTACTCGCTATATTTGACCTTTTTAGCCTTTTTAAAGCGTTCGTTATTATCACACCTGGGACAAATTAGATAATATTCTTTTGTCTCACACCCACAAACTCGGCATGTATATTTAGTCTCTGGCTTTTCCCTACAGCAATCGTCTGTGGCAGCTTTATTTAGATACGCTTTACCGCATTTTTCACACTTCCATGCATCAACTCTTACCGACATCTCTTTACCTCCCCTTCCCAGCTCTCACCGCCAGCATCTTATCGACCCACCTGAGCGAATACCCTCGCTTAATCGCGATCTGCTCCAATGCCTCCCGGGTCCTCGCCGCACCGATCTCTCGTTTCTGATTCTTCCTCTCGAGGTCCTTAATTTGTAATAACTCGCCCTTAGTCTGCTCAATCTGCGCTTGAACCTGCACGGGATAAACGTGGCCACAACTCGGGCACTTGGGAGCTGGCGTATGCGTGTAATAACACTTTGGACACTGCCTTACGGATATCTCATTCGGTTCACGCTTCTTCATCTTTCCTTCGAGCGTCCACTCGCGGTCTTCATCCGGTAAACCGTGTCGGTATACATTCCCAACGTGATCAATAATCACAGCTCGTTTATCGGGGTTTTCCGGATCGGCCCTCATGGCCCTCATGGCTTGCTGGATAAACAATGTCGTTGACTGCGTGGGCCTCAGCAAGATCACAGCCTCCATATTCGGCACATCGAAACCCTCGGAGACTAGATCCACGTTTGTCAGTATCTTTACGATACCAGTTCTAAACTGCTCGATAGCTGTTTTCCTAATCGTATCCGGCGTTTTACCGTCAATGTAAGCCGCCGATATCCCTGCAAGATTAAACTCCTTAGCAACATGTTCAGCATGATCGCAACTTGCGCAGTAAACGATCGCCCTTTTGCCCTCGGCGAGCTTGTGGTATGTCGCGATCACATCCCCAATGATCTCCGACTTGTCCATCCTTAACGCGACCTCAGACGTTTGGTAATCTCCATACCTTACCTTTATATCCGTAAAATCAGCAACAACCGGCGGAGAGTAATAATCAAACGGTGCAAGATTCCCCATCTCGATAAGTTCCTTAACTGAGGGCCCGAGTGCTAGTGCTTGGAAAATAACTCCTAGTCCATCACCAGACAGACGAGCTGGTGTAGCTGTGAATCCAATAATTAATGAATCCGGAAAGTGTTCGATAACCTTACGCCAGGTGTTCGCCACCGCGTGCTGACACTCATCAAGAATGATCAGGTCTGGTGGTTTCTCGAACTGACTAACTCGCCTAGCCAACGTGTAAACACTCGCCACATGCACATCACACGAGTTTATATTTCGTGAATTCAGTATTTCGTGTGGAATATAAAACTGGTCCAAAGTCCTCGATGTCTGCTCGATAAGCTCCTGACGATGTACCACGATAAGTATTTTCTGCCTCTTAGCCCTCGACTGAGCGGTGATCCATGAGAACAGCACTGTTTTCCCAGCCCCACAAGGTGCCACTGCGCAGATCCGGGAGGAACCGGACATGATGAGATGTCTCAGCTCCTCGATTAATTCAGATTGGTAGTCTCTTAGTTCCATATCTCCACCTTACTTATTTCCTTAAAATGGGATATCATCATCTAGCGATACCTGACGTCCGAGTTGGCTTGCAGGAACCGATCCTGGAGGGCCCTGAGCTGGTGGTGCGCCATTGTAGGGATATCCCGGAGGAGGCGGCATCGAACCATGGTTCTGCGTAGGAGGTGCGCCATACTGCGGAGGCTGACCATATTGTTGATGGGCGCCGGATGGTGGTGCGGTATTCTGCGTTGCGGTATTCTGTGGCTGGTTATACTGTGGTTGCTGTTGCTGTGATGATCCCTCACTCTTGGGGCTTAGGAATTTAACCTCCACGCCGATAATTTCAGTAACGTATTTTTTCTGACCATCTTGTCCATCATACGAGCGTGTTTGCTGACTCCCCTCCACATAAGCCATTTTTCCCTTACTGAGATAATTCGCACAAAGTTCAGCCAACTTTGCCTTGAACGGCGGGATTGATATATTGATAAAATCTGCTTCCTTTTCGCCTTGCGCGTTCTTCATTTGTCGATCACAGGCCAAGGTAAAGGAGCAAGTGGCATTTCCAGCTGGTGTATACCTAAGCTCTGGATCCCTAGTTAATCGCCCAATTCCCATCCATTTGTTTAACAATTCTCATTACCTCCCGTAATTCTCAAGCTCCGACTTCAGGACACTGAGCTCAGATATATTTAACTGATCAATAGGTCTCTTGAATCTCTGTAAAACGTAATCAGGAAATAGCGCTTGATCCCATTTCCAAAGTGCGCCGATCGTGGCGATAAGCTTGGACTCTGGCGTTTCGACGATGATTTCGGGCTCGGGATTACTGATATGATCAGGATCACCGGAAGGTTCTGTATCGCTAGCCGATTCGGTAATCTCAATACTCAGGGCTGCTATCCACGCGTACCAGAGCGCCCCTCTCTGTGCCTTCATAACCGCCTTGTCACCACAGTCCATCCCAGAGCCAAGAGCAATATAGGTAATTTCCTCGTCCGACTCAAAGTCAATGATCGTCAGCTTGCAGGAAACCATAACGAGCTGCCATGTAACTCCCCGTGCCGTTACTCTCTCCTTGGAATCAATAATCTCGTAACTTACCTTGGTAATAAGTTTCTGTTCAATAAGGACCTCACTTAGCTTGCCTAGGTCATTTACGCTTGGTATTTGACGCATAACTTCAAGGATTTTTGGTGCTATTTTTGTGTGGCTCAAGGTTTCACCTCCGGAATTTCATCCCACGTCCGACCGTCGAGTTCGCGGCCAGCTTTCTTTTTGCCGATTCGATTCATGTTAATTGTTCCGGGATAAATCGATTCGTTTCTTCCTTCGCCGTGATTAAACCTACTTGAGCATTTATCCCAACAACCAAACTTGCCCCTTGGTGGAGAATCGAAAGGCATTACAGCCCATTCACCCCATTGCTTAAAGAAAAATGGCACACTAGCAGCCTGACACTGGTCTCTCAAACTCCTTACCCAATCTGGGTGCATCGGCCTCGCTCCTGGCCCTGATTCTCCACCGACGATGACCCAGCCAAGACTTGGGTTGCAATCAGGACAAGGTATTCCGGACGCATAACCATGCTTGCATTCGTTTGGCCCGCCTGCGTTTTGCCATGGAATATATTTTATTAACCACTTGCTAATATCTACTGGCCCTAATAACGGCTCTGCACTAATAAACCTCACTGCAGCCGGTGTCCGCAAAAGCAATGGTATTCTCTCATCTGCAGCGGCTTGGTTCTCGACCGAAACACCCATCCAAACATGAGTATATTCACGCGGCCATGCGCCCTCAAATCCGGCAAGCCATTCTGTTTTATACCACTCAATAAATTCCTTCATTCGTTCCGGACGCTTTGTTAAAATCATGAAGGTATGTTGCTGGTAGTTGTGCATTTTCGCAAATACATTGCCAATAAATTCAAAGGGAACATCCTTATGAAACAAATCACTCATTGAATTCACGAATATCCTACGCGGCTTCTTCCATTCCAACGGCTGTTCTAATCGTTCAGGGTGACACGCTACGTCATTAAAATTACGGTCCTTATAAGCGGGATTGCCCATTGCTCTTAATCTGGGCCATAGTCGTTCGGCGTAACAGTTGCGACAGCCCTCGCTTACCTTACTGCAGCCAGTAACCAGATTCCATACAGCATCAGTCCACTCAATAGATGTTTTACTCAAGGTTTCTTGCCCCCAATCTCAATCCATCGACAGTCCCCCGTATAGACATACTTGCATGTATCCCTATCAAGACAAGTCCCGCATACGCAGGCTAGGCCTTTACATGTTCGACAACTACATCTCGCTGTTGCGCTCATACTATCCTCACCTTACTCCCCTCATCCCCCATATCCACAACTTCAATCTGCTGAGGAAACCTCGCCTTCATTGCTGGATCATGAGATATCGCGATAACTCGCATATTCGGGTACCTAACATTTAATTGCTCAAGTGCATCACAATACGCCTCAGTACCTTCGGCATCTAAGAACGGGGGCTCATCCACAAACATCATCCCCAGCTGTATACCCACTCTCCTCGCCTTGAGATCAGCCAACGCAAACGCATTAGCTAGTGCAGCCTTAACTTTCTGTCCTCCGGAACGATCTTTATAAGGGATATTTCCCCTCCAATCCGTGATCCACACCTCGAGTGCGTTGACTTCTTTTTTATTCCTTTGGACTCGTTCAGTCCGCATTTCCAAGGCCATTTTTCCACCCGTCATTTGGCCTAGAATCTCGTTAGATGTTGCTGACAGTTCCGGCACCACTGAGCGCACGATTGAGAACGGGATTCCGTCGAGGCCGAATGCCTTGGTGAGAGTTTGGTAATTCACGAGCGACTTCGCTGTCGGCTCCATGTCATTGGCGAGCTGTCGGCGCTCATCCTCATCCTTGGCAAGGGCCTGAAGCTGTGCGGTTAGTGCTCCGATCTTGGCATGCAAGTCGTTTTGTTGACCATGAAGTGTCTTAAGATCCTCAAGTAATCCACCTGCACTGATTTCTGCCGCAAGCAACCTAGGCGCATCGACACTGCATAGATCGAACTCCTTCTCCAGCACTTCAACCTGGGTCTCCTTGACCTGAATATCCGCCTCAATACCACCTATGATTTCAGCCGTAGACAGAACGATCTGTCGAGCCGCTGGGAGCTCGTCCTTAGCGTTAACCCATTGCAGGAGCTTCTGGAGGCGTTTGTTGAGCTCAGGCAAAACTTCTAGCTCAGCATTGAGCGCCTTGCCTTGTTCATTGATATTATTTATTTGAATTTGCAGCTCGTCTCGACGTTTTACGCAATCTGACACCTGTTCCTTGAGTCCCTTGAGTAGTTCGGTCCTTGAATCTAACTGTCCGGCTAGTTCAGCTTTGGGCCTGAGAGCGTTCACCGAGTTGGTGAGATCGTAATGTATACCTCTGTCGTATCCGATAGCCTTATGTTCAGCATCCAGATCTTGAACTATCTTAACTAGCGGCACCCTAGCCTCTTTTAAATCTTCAATTTCCTGTTCGATCATTTTCTTTTCTTGCTCAGCAGCTGGTAACTGAGACTTCGCCATTTGAGCGTCTGCAAGGAAGGCGCATTTTGCATTCTCGGGATCAACACAATTCGCGTTTGCAAGCATTGCCGATTTTCTGACTAACTCCTCGATCTTAGATACCTTTTCTCTGAGTGATACTTCCTTGGAATAAATGAATTCTGCGGTTTTATCGGTATCTTTTTCGGCCACTCTTATGCGGTCGAGTACCTCTGCTGATTTTTTCGCAAGAGCCTCCATTTCGGAGAGCTTAATAATCTCCACTTTGTATTGCTCTGCCGCGATATCCAACTCCGGTTTACTTGCTAAAACTTTCTCCAGCTCGCTTATCTGAGGTTCGAGTTTTAAGAGTTGAGTATCCACGGCCGCCATATCAACTGATAACCTCGTGTGATCATTCCTAAGCTCCGGCACCTTCGCCTGTTTAGTTTGAAGCACTAAGACCTGATCCTTAACAGTCTCATACTCCGCAGCCTTCGCCAGAATCGTCGATTCATTATCGAGCATCTTTGATGCTCGATCTGCCTTCTGCTTCCTAGTTCCAATATCAACCCTCTTGGCGAATATATCATCTGTGATAACTTTAATTTGCACTCTCAGATCCTCGGCCTTCTCCGCTTTACTCTTCAGTGTCCGCACGAGTTCTTCGGCTGCCTTGATCTCTGATTCCTTGGTTTCCATATCCAGCTTGACTAGATTAAGATCTGTCTCGGCTTCGGATAGCTCAACTACTAACCGGATTTTATCCTTTAACTTCTCCTCAAGATCCGCCAGCTTCGCCTTCGACACCGTCAACGATTTATTCAACTCCGTAACCTTCGCCTTGGCCAAATCCGTTAATTGTTCGTAAATACTTAACCCGAGGATATTTGCTAACACGCCCATGCGCTGCTCCTTGTCCGCCTCCATAAATAACCCATAAGCATCCTGCATAATCAAGGCCGTACACCTGAACGTGGCGCAATCCATGCCAAGTAAGGACTCGATCTTCTCCTGTGTTTGCTTGGCTGTGGTACCGGATCGATCTTCCCACTTATCACTGTCTGATAGATACTCCTGTAATGCCAAGGTAATCTTCCCGCTACCTTTGATGCTCCTGTTCCGGATCACTCGCCAGTTCGTTGCACCCATCGAGAACTCAAAGTTAAGCATTCCGTCTGTCTGTCCGTTCGTGATCCACGATCCTGTTACCCCGGTGCGGGTTTCCTCGTAGAGACAATCTGAGATAGAGTCCATGAAAAATGCTGACTTGCCGATACCATTAGGACCGTTAACCGTAGCAAAGTAGATGTCTTGGAAGTTGAACGTTTCCTGTTGATAGGACCGATAGTTCCTGACCTCCAGAGATCGTGGTTCGAATACACCTGAGAGAGTTCCGGTAGGCATCTTTGCGCTGATTGTGGCTATCATCGGACGCGCGAGTTCTAGTATCTGAATTATCTCGTCGTTTACAAATCCTTCAGCTACAAGCCATGCATACAGGTTTTCGAGTGGACCAGAGGTTTCGGTTAGCTCTTGCTTGACTAGGTCTGTAGTAATCTTCTCTGGCTTGATCTCGGCAAGGTGAAAGGCTCCTGCAGTGTAGAGGGCTTTTTCTAGGGCTTTGCGATTCAGTTGTTTGTTTAGTTCGTCGGAGCAGGAGTAATGGACGCGAATAATTACGTCTTCGACATAATCTGGACTCATAGGCCATGTACCATTAACAAAATCCTGTATATCTACGTCATTCCATCGAGTTGTCCAAAACTTGCGATATGGCGTCTTAACAAACTCCGACCCCACATAGCTCGGCATCTCGGAATACTCATCGCCTTCGACCGTCCCAATCTCGTGCATCCAAAACCCCTTGTCCTGACCTTCCTCATTAAATGTGATCCCATTTACTGGCCCCGAGTAAAACACTGGTTTCTCGATACCCTCGACTCTCTGAGCCCTGTGAATATGACCTAATGCCACCAGGTCGAACGCGGATCCCGCTAGTGCCTCTTTTGGTAAAACAACCTCAGACTGAGTGAATACGTGCTGGCCATTATCAAGTTCGCATCCTACGACCGTGTAATGGGCCATGAGCACGCTGGGGATCGTAGGATCTAACTGAGCGCTTAGGCCATTGACCATGTCGCCGAGGTATTTGGAGCACATCATAGATTCTTCAGCTGGTGCCATGCCCGGGAACTTGGCGCGGAAGTAGCCTTTGTCGAAACCGGGGAGACAGGCAATCTGTAATGGTTCTCCTGACCCCGTAAATATGGTAAATAGTTCAGGATTAGTTACGACTTTAAGTCCTGGAATATTCATTGTCCTAATGTTCTCAAACGCCTTAAGGCTATCGTGGTTATCTGTCCCAAACATCAGAACTGTTGTCGCGATTCTTCCAAGTGCCACTAATCGTTGAACTACTTCATCGATAAGTGAAAGCATGTTGTCGCCCCAAAGTTTAGACTTATCGAAGATGTCACCAGATATCAGAATCGCGTCTGGTCGTTCTCTCTGAGCGTATTCGACAAGGTAATCAGCACATCTCAATGTATCTTTTAATCGTGCGTTCTTTCCTTCGATCACTGGCCCGGGCAACTCACCTATGTGCCAATCTGCACTATGGAGTATTAGCATCCTTGTCCACCTCCTGAACATGTCGAGCAAATAACGCGACCATGCTTCTTGCGAAGACTCTCGACAATCATCTCCACTGTCCACTCTCCGACCGGCTCAATCACTAACCCACATAACTCGCAGCAATGAGCACTGCTCGGTCCCTCATCATCAACGACCACAACCTCGCCATTAATGCCCCCCGAGATCTGCAGACAATCACCTCCGGCTAACTGGTGACTACTCGATACACCTCCGCCAAATAATGCATCCTGACCAGCTGCGTATCTCTGGATAAGTGCCTTCTTCATTTCGGGGTCTTGCGTATTTAGCACCACTAAGGCCACGGCGAATGGTTTAGCTAGTTCATTGAGCGTATAACCACCCTTGAGACCCAACCCTGCGCGTAACGCTCTTAGTAGTGCCTTGGTCTCGCAGTTAGCTCCCATGTGTTCTACGGGATTTTTTTTGGCTAAGGTATCCTGCTTGGAAACTTCCTTCGTCGCGGTATACTTTCTGTACCCACCGCTTGGCTCAGGCACAAGTATGGACACCTGATAGGCAACATCTTCTTTTGTTGGACATCCTGCACACTGAGGAGCAAGGCGAGTTGCCTTCGCAATCTCAACACACCTTTGACAATTTTTGGGGAGTATAGATCTTGACTCATCCATAACCACGTTAGCAGCCGTCATGAGCTTGAGGCATCCGATTTTAGTTAATGAAAACTCACCATTTTTTTGCTTATAGATATCCTTAGCCAAGATATCCGTGTCGATCTGAACGATATTAACCATGATTTTATGCAGCGGAGATATCTCCGTCATTGTTGCGGGAAAGAGTCGATTATATGTTTCGACTGGATAATTATTGATTGATGAAATCGTTAATGCGTTATTCAATATGTTTTTCCTCCTCTAATTCGCCAACCACTTCAGCACACAAGGCACGAAATCGCTCATCGAAGGATTTCTCAGCCTCTAATAAATAAACCCTCCGGATTGACTTAATATCCTGTAGAACGCCTTGCCAGACCTCCTCACACATTTCGCGAGTCATGGGCATTTCGGGATCTGACGTGATCGGTTCAATTATCTTAACCTTGGACATCATTTGATCCCATTCAGCATCTGACATGTTCTCCTCGGCTGACATGCCGTTGATATGTCCGCCCTGACAATGATCGGAATCCAAGAAACAAGTAGGGCAAACCACTCTTACCTCATCCATAGGCGGAAACTCATTTTCCATATCCGCGACGAATGGCTCCATCTCTACCTTCGGCAGCTCCTGCACCTCGACATCCGTATGAAACTGCTCAACCTCAGCCAAACTAGGAGAGTGCTGAACCATATCGTCAACTGGTTCCGACTTCAGCAACTTCTGCCCCTTAATCCCCTGCAATCCATATCCTCTGATCCAGTTGTAGACAGTCGCCCTAGTCGTGTCGTATTTTCTACCTATCTCGGATGCTGTCATGCCATTTCTCAAATGACCTTCAAGGACTTCTTTTTTCGGCTTATTTGCGTTCATCCTTGCCATCTCCCCCCTCCACTCTATTTGATTTGGTGGGTGCTCCTCCCCATTCTCTATCACTGGCGACACGAACTCCTCAAAGGGTTCGATCATCTCGACCCTGCCTGTTCGGTTGTACAAATCTAGGTCGAGCATGCCACGCATACAAGGTTTTGTTTCGCCTTTTGGTAGTACCGTTCGGATATCAGCTGGGATACCTTGTCTATACTCCTCACGCTTCATCCACTCATCACCTCCAGCTCATAGCTTCGGCCTATGTTCGCAATTCGTAACGCTGTGCTTGCCCTCACACTTGTGGAGGCAGTGATATAATGTTGTCGGCAATAAGATATGGCAAGTGCCAAGATTGCCGCACAAAAAACAATCGCACTTCAAGCACCCCAGGTCATCATGTGGCATATCAACCAGTGATTCCACTTTCGAGACATCTATGCTACACTTAGGTTGTATAGTTTCCTTTGGGGCTCCTTGTGGCGAGGAGTCCTTTTTCATGTTCCAGGCTTGATTTAAGCCCTGTAGGGTCTGTGCAATTCCAACAACCTTCTCTTCGGCTGTGGTGTGTATTTCGCCCATGATTTCCTCGATGATTCCGATGGCGTTCGTGTTCATTTGGGCTTTGGTTTCTAGGTCGATGAACCATCCTGATCTATCCATTAGTTGCCTCCTTGTAAATTTATTGGTTAGCCTTAAAAAAAGCTTGGGCAAATCCTTGGGGAGTAATACTGCGTCTTACTTGGCGCTTGTCTAGCCCGCATCCTGGGTTGTATTCATAACCTTGTGGTAATTCTGGCAAATCATTTAATAGGGTTTTGTCGAACTTTCCTGCCGTACACTTAATTGGTGTTTTAGTTGGAATATTAAAATTCCCCCATATATGCGTTCTCTTTTTGTAGTTGTCACCGTAGTCTGCAGGTGTAAATTCTAGCGGCGGATTGCCAAGAAAGTATTTCAGGAAACCTCTCGGATTTTCTAGGGCCCAAAATTTAAGAGAAGTTACTTTTGCGTATTCGCTCACTAGTGAGTATTGTTGTTGCCAAATTATCTCCAGGCAACGCTTAACTAATTTCATGGACTGCTCCAGGTTGCGCGGGTTCTTAGCGTTGGTTCGGCAAAGACTAAAGTGTGTGCATGTTGGCGCTGCGAGTATGCCATATACCCCCCCAGGAGGCTCATATGTGAATACATCGTGCTCCGGCAATGTTATCAACCTAACGTCATAACCAGCGTCTTTGTACGGTTTGCTCCAACTTCCAGTACCTCCACAAAGGTCGAGGATTATCTTGTCTCCGTTCACGCCCCCAACCCCCTAACTTCCTTTTCGCATATTAATTCATGCTCACACGCTACAATGTAAACTGCGAACACCATTCCACACGCTTTACATTTGTAAACTTCAATTGTTTCCCTCACGCCCCCAACCCCCTAACTTCCCCACTAACCCGATGTATAACCCGAAAACACCCGGGAACATCTCTTTCGACGAGCCAGTTCTTTGGTGCTGGCAATGACTTCATTTTGTCCTTCTGCGCCCGAGTAGGTTTACGACCATGTTTCACTTCAAGTCACCCCCTATATCAAATATCGTTAAGTTCACCATCCCATCTGGTAGAATATTAACCGCTGGAGCATCATCCTTTTTCTTTCCTCTCGCCGGTTTAATATCGGGGTCAAACGAATCGAAAACGGTTAACGACCCTTCCTTGTCTGCCATTTCTTCAACTGCGGCCCTCAAATTCCCAATAGATTGATCAAAATAACTAGGCTTTAACTCGATACCCTTGTATTGGCGGCCCATCTTTAACGCCACATACCCGCTGGAACCTATGCCATTGAAGGGGTCCAACACAGTATCACCAACGTTTGTCCATAACTCCAAGCCTCTCTGAATAACTTCCAATTGTAATGGGCAAATATGTTTTTCGTCTTGCTCCACCCGAGCTGACTTGCGCTGCAATGTGTCAGATTGACGAATATCCATCCATACCGGGCTTGCGTATCTCTGCCAAATTTCGACCGGAAACTCCTCTGGCGTGTGGCAAACTTTCTCGGGGTTTTCTCCAGGCTTTCGCATCGTAATTAGATAATCCGGCATACCTTGGCGGCACATGGAACTATCCTTTTTGATCTGCTTATGGAGAAGTCCAAGAGCTTTTGTCCTCTGCATTTCCACAACAGGGTCTTTCCAAATAACAACTTTTGAATGATAGATAAATCCTGCGTCCTGGAATAGCTTTACAAGCATACCTGGCAAGTCTTTCAGTCCGATAACCCCATCCTTCGACTTCATCATTGGCAATTCCATGCAATGGAAACTGAGTAATCGTCCTGGAATAGTAACGCGATAAAGTTCGTCGACTAGGTATTTGAAGTGCTGCAAAAACTCATCATCGTTGCGACAATTACCCATGTCCCTATCACTATTTGAGTATGTGTATAAATTAGCAAATGGTGGCGAGAATACAGTGTAGTGGATAGAATCGCTTGGCATTTTCCTAGTCTCTTCAACGCAATCCCCTAGCCTCAATTCCCATCCCTGTCCTTCAACAACAGACGTTTCGTAGGTTGCCGTATCCCGAATAGTACTCTTGATATTTTCTTTAGTGATTTCCTGAGTCGCCGCAATCATCCCGTCTAACATTGTATTAAAATCATCCTCTTTCCTTTGAATATTGCGGACTACTGCGCCCTCCGCCTTTGCTGTGATAATGTAAACGTCAACAGGTTTGGTTTGTCCGAATCTCCAGCATCGTCTAATCGCTTGGTAGAGTTGCTCGAAGCTATCTGACAACCCCACGAACGCCATCTTAGAACAATGCTGCCAGTTCATCCCGAACCCAGCTATGGATGGTTTTGTGACAAGTTTCTGGACCATACCATCTGTGAATCCGATCATGGATTGCTCTTTGTATTCTGGCTTGTGGCTCCCTCTGATCTCGATAGCGTCTTTAATCCCCTGGGTTAATTTTTCGCTCTCATCATTCAAATTGCACCAGACTATCCACGGCTCGTCAGACTCATTAACGATGTCTGAGCATGCCTTTACTCGCTCATCAATACTCTCTCGCCTTGCTTGCTGCCTATCCGATAGAGTTAGTGCTTCTCCATCAAAACTGCTATTCTCAACATCTACAGAGATTTGGTGAATATTAAGTGGAGGAAGATCAAATCCATCATCTTCATACCCTAAATTTGATGGTTTTTGCATCATTACGGCCCAATTAGCGACCCATATCCAGAATGTTTCAACAGCATGACCTTTGATTCTCCATTTGCTTGTTGAACCTCCATCATGGACAAAGAACATGGCCAACATTTCAGATCGTGTCATTACCCCTAAGAATTCGGCATGATTACATAACTCCATGTGGTCGTTTGGGGCTGGCGTAGCCGTGCAGGCTAGTTTGTATTGGGTATCCTTAAAACCTTCAATTATGGACGTTCTAACCTTACCCGTAAATGATTTCAGGATAGAACTTTCATCCAGGGCAACACCGCCGAACTTAGATAAATCAAACTTGTGTAGAAGCTCATAGTTGGTGATATTAATACCTGGCTTTACATCGAATTGCTCTCTACAGAGGTTTACATGGATACCGAACTTAGCTCCCTCTTTTACCGTTTGACTTGATATGGCTAATGGTGCGAGAATCAAAACGTCTAAGCCTGTAGCGACATGTATCTGCTTACTCCATTCGAGCTGCATAATTGTTTTACCAAGCCCTGTACCTGCAAATATTGCAGCTCTTCCCTTTGCCAATGCCCATCGCACAATGTCTTTCTGGAATTGAAATAACTGTTGACTTATACCTGTATCGGCCACATAAATACCGCTACTTTTGAACGCTGGTTTTTTGCTTTCAAGAAATGCTGCGTACTCTATTTAAATCCACCCCAATTCACACTATCGATAAACACCGGCTGCACAGCCCTCTGTCCGACCATCCTCGTATCCTGATAATCGACCACCATCTCCGACCGAATCGTGTCGCCACTCCTCAGCATCCGCGACCAGAGTTCATGGTGCTCTCGCTTGGCTTGCTCGAGCTTGTACGCCTCGACTTCGCGACGAATCAGCTCGATTTTGAGTAGTTGCTTGCGAATGGATTTGAGTAGGTTTTTCATCTTCTCCCCGCCTTTCCTTTCCTCCACGCCATATACCGCTCGTAATGGTTCAACTTTTTCTTTGTGAAAATCGGCGTAAATGCAATCCTAGCAACACCTAACGCCCAATACCCCTCTGGCCCCTGCTCTCACTTAGCCTTGCATTTCGGACAGCGGAATTCGGCCTTACCTGCAGGGAAGTACATGAGTTGACCGCAAATGCACGTTGGGACCATTTGCTTTGGCATCCCCATTGGCTTGTCCTCCTCACTTAATCCTTACTCAATTTGGCGATTAGCGCGGCCTTGCAGATTGCTTCGGTGACTTCCCCTACGGCAGCATTTGCCTCGTTTCCAAAATGCACCCAGCTTTGATCGCCGTCTTCTGTGCTGGCAATAATGTAAGGTGAATTCATCTTCTCAACGACTTCCCAAGCATCATAGAGTCTGGTTGATGGTCGAAACTGTTCGCTTCTTTTCAGTCCTGGAGCAATATCCTCAAAAGGTCTCCATGCTCCTCGACCCCATTCCATAACGTCATTTCCCACCAAGGCATCCAACTCCGGCCCTGGCTTCATGGCTAAAATCTCAGCCTTTGTCATACTTACATCCCTCACTTAATCAACTTACTCACAAACGATTTAAGCTGTCCCTTGCTTAGCTCTTCCTTCTTCAATCGTTGTTGCTCCTGATACTTCAGCCTCCGCGCCTGATCCCTTTGCAGTATCTTCCATCCCCTTAGATGAGTTATCATGCTTACCTCCTATACCCTCTAACGCATCGCGCCAACACTGCCGACATTCGGTTCCTACACCACACTCAAGCGAATCATTCAGCCCGACATTGCTCGGACAAGGGACATCGTCGCTATCTGGCCCGAAAGCCTCTAGGACCTTTTCAAGTTGGAGTTTTGGGCGAGCGTTTTCGGATTTGAGTTGATCGATGGTTGTCATGGTTTTTCACCTCCTTGTGTTAGTTTAAATACCTGCCCTGCACCGTCTTACTAATCGAAAGACCTAAATTAAATTTCTCACTAAGTGCCATTAAGTTCACAGTCTCATCCAGGATCTCCTGACGTGGTACGAGCATATCTGGTGTCATTTTGTCCTTCTTGAGCATCTTTTGATAACCATACATAGTTGATACTGTTTTATTGGCGATTGTGTTAGCTTTGATAAAGTGCTTTGGAACTGGTTTAGCTAGATTGGCGTTTAATTGGGCCATTGCTCCGCGCTGGTGCTCTTTGTCCAACATGCGGAAGACCTGAAATCCCTCGAGGCCATCGGACTTGCGGAGAGTTTTAAGGATATCGAAGACCCAATCTTGAAAGTCTTCAGCTTCTTTCTTCCTAGAGCGCATAATCACCCTGTAGATACCAGCCTCGGAAATAATAGATACTTCCTGTTCTCCACCTTGGGTGCTCATTAAGTGAGTACCCTTTTGACTGGGTTTCACCTTGCGGAGCATGCTATCAACTCTGTGATAATCCAAAGCTGTTGCGATGTCGGTCGCCGCTCCCCACCAATCACCATGATTAACCTCTACAAATCGGACTTCATGACCTAGCCAAGTTTCGGTTCGTATTTTCACTAGCTCACTTCCTTTTTGATCAAATCCGCTTTTTCACAATCCATCGACTTCCTATACCAATCAACAAGGTAATCCGCTAACTCCTGTAGTTCGCGTTCATCGTTCGCATCTAATATCTTTTCCAACCCCCTCGATTCTCCGAATAACGGATTTCGTTAGTTTTTCGTCATAAAAAACTGCTACATCTTCGCCTAATACCTTGGCGATAACCTCAAGTTTCTCAGCGGTTATATTGGCTTGTCCGTTCTCTAAGTACTGATACCCCTGTGGTGTCTTGTATCCCAGCATTTTACTAACATGACTTGCCATAATCCCCTTTGCCTTCCTTATGTTCTTCACGTTGTCGCGAATCACTCCAGTCACCCCCTCTCTATGCACGGATTTCGTTTGTAGGCTTACGCTTATCTTATATTCGAATCTCGTACATGTCAATATCTTTTTTGGTAAATTTAACATATTGCGTACAAATAGTTCATAGACTATCTGGTTATGCTATAATAATGCTGTTATAATTATAAAAGATGGAGGCTATCACACATGACCAATATTGGTGATCGTATCCGAGATTTGCGTGATCGCCGTGGTTTCAAACAACAAGAACTAGCGGAGAAGATTGGAACATCGCGGCAAGTTCTTTCTAATTGGGAGAGAAGTTATACGCCAGTTGATACTGAAGGAGTAGCGAAATTAGCTAAAGTATTAGAGGTATCGGCTGACTACATCCTTTATGGGCGAGAAGGCGGCTCTACAATTAAACAAATAGCACTAGCACTGGAGGGGGATGATGAGCTTTTAGCATTCTTTGATGATTTAAGCAAGAGAGAGGATTTGAGGCTGTTGTTTAAGCAGGTTAAACCCTTAAAGCCAGACGTTATCAAACGCATAATTAAATACATTAAGTTGGTAGAGGACGAAGAGATGAATGAATGATTAAACCCACGACAATGATGTCGTGGGATTTTTGCATCTTTAAGCGTTCTTACAAAATAAACAAGAAGGTGACATAATGGGACAAAGTTTTCGTGCAACCGACCTAAACGACGTTAAAGTTCACTCAGTCATGCTAGGAGAAGGAATTAAAGGTTTCATCTATGTCTCAAAGAAAAACGTACCACACATCTTTATTAGCGAGTCACTGTCTCCAGAATGCACAGCAGAAACATTGGCTCACGAACTCTATCACCTCAAGCACGACAACCTATCTCGCGGAATCGGACTAGACAAACAGCAAGATGAATCTGAGCAAAAGGCTAATAAATTCGCCGCACGAAATTTTCACAGACTAATAGACCTTATGCGTATTAGTGCCATTTAACCCTAAGACCATCACCTCTAGAGAATGCCTGGAACTCCCAGGTGCTCTCTATATAATAAAGTGTAGTTTGTGATATGGCATCTCCTGAAATTCCTAACTCTAAACTCCGTCCCAAACGATACGAGATAACTGCCCTATTGCCTCTTTTTCCGTTTTCCTGCTCAATTGTAAGCACCTCTACCTTTTTAACTAGACCGCGAATAACCCTAGCCTTTACCTTTTTGTCGAGGATTTCGGATTGTTTAAGGATAAAATCAAAGAGCACTTGAGAATTAATCACCTCAGCCTCAACTGACTTCGATTTCTCCTGCTGCTCAAATAACTGTTCCTTGCGCGAATTAAGAGATCTTATTTCTATTGATATTGATTTCAGCTCTTTTTCTGCATCCTCATCCGATATGATTCCCCTGTTGATCAGGGAGAGTATCTTCTCTTTTGCTTTCTGCTTCTTGATAAGAGCCTCTTCAACTTCAGATAACTCGTTGACAACAGGCGCGACAGACTCCTTACCCTTGGCAACCGAACGATCTACATATTTCTTGATTTGCTCAGGCTTCTTCACGATCTCTAATATGTCGGACCAAACAGCATCCTCGATCAGTGTGGCCTTGATTTGCTTTGCTGTACATCGTTTGCCCTGCCCTTGGTCCGTTGTGCCCGTACAGCGATAATAGGCCCTATTAGTTCCTCCACTGTTCCCAATCATGGACCTTCCGCAATGTCCACAGAAAATAACTCCCCTTAACAAGTACAATCTTCCTCGCTTTCCTCTCGCATTATCAGCATTGGCCAGTATCTTCTTCTGAATAGCATTAAATGTCTGTATATCGACAAGTGCAGGAACGTCCACTTCGATTGTTTCCCTATTCCTCTTTGACCTTTGTAGATAATTATAAACCCCAGTATATGCCTCAGTCTTGAGAATGATAGAGATATGTCCTGCATGCCATTTCCCTGTGCTGGCGTTCTTCGTGCCCTTGGAGGTTGCTGGAGTCTCGACTCCTTTTGCGTTAAGATATTTGGCTAACTCAAACATAGTCATTTCCTCAGAATATAATTTAAAGACGAGCTTGACGGTTTCTGCCTCCGGTTCATAGATAACCAACTTCCCATCATCGCCGATGCGATAACCAAATGGTGGAGCACCAGAAACCCACTTTCCAGCTTTTGCATTGCGATCCTTACCCATTTGTGTACGCTCCAATATTGTGTCTCTCTCAAGGGCCGCGATACTTGCCAGCAATGTCATAAAGAACTTACCTGTTGGCGTACCAGTATCGAAGGCCTCTGTCATACTTATGAGCCGAACATTATACGCCTCAAGGAATTCGTAGGTATCAAGAACGTGCTTAACGCTCCTAGCTAATCGGTCTAGGCGATAAACATAAACCGCCCCAATCTTCCCTATCTTCACATCGTTTAGCATCCTTGATGCGTTTTCTCTTTTCTCTAACGCGATGGTTCCAGACGTACCTTCATCAAGATACATTTCAAATCCAGTTGTTTCGTTCAAATCAAAATACTTATTCGCATAGTCTACTTGTGTCTCGATCGTCCCCTTTTCAGCTTGCTCGTCCGTTGAATTCCTACCATAAAAAGCGTCTATCTTCAAATTTACGCCTCCTTGTCTTAGGACAACTTTAGTGGTGCATAGATTATACCATTAAGGGAGGGGGTAAAATGATAGAAATAATTAGGATACTCCAAGACGAGGATGACCAAGAGGAATTGCAAGCCCTGGCGGATTACCTCGTAAATCTAATCATTAACTCTTCCCTAATCCCTCGGCAATAACAGCCGGGGGTCTTTTTATATTCTGCACATAACGTAAATCGTTTATACATTTCATTATTTTACTGTCATAAACGGATTACGTTAGCATATTGTTTATCAGTAGCACAAACGAAACACAAACGAACCACACTTGATATACAGGAGGTATGCATATGGGCGACACATTAATTCTAAGGGCAAGAATTCGCAAGCGAGACAAAGACATCCGACAGGCTGTGAAATGCCTGAATCTCGAGGATGGTGAAATGGCTGATATGATCAGAGATGGATTTCGAAAAATGTTAGTCGAAAAAAGCGTACCAGGATCAAACAACTCAATTACCCCCGACACGGCCCGAATGGTGGCCAGGGAGTTAATGCAAAACCTTAAAACAGAAAGGGGTAAATAAAAAAACCCCAACATCCCAAAGGACATCGAGGCCCAGACTCTGCCTATGTAAGTTTAAAGGTTTTAAACTTTATGCGACAACTACCCCGAAATATACCGAAAAAGGAGCGTGAAGACAAATGAAAAAAATTACCATCAACCGAAAAGTTGTCTTGCAGGTTGGAATCCTAGCTTTTGCGTTCTTCCTCCTCTCCCCCGCTGATGTCCTTGCGGCGGCCGCTAGTGTTGATGATGGAGGGATGAGGGCTTACAGGAAGATATTCTCGGTGGGCAAATGGATTATTATTGGCAAGTGGGCCTTGGACTCAATTCAATGCGCCCTCAATGGTGATTATGACGGAATTAAACAAAAGTCGATTGCATATGCCGCTTGTGTCGCCTTGATAATCCTCATCCCAACCATCGTGCTTCAGATCGAAGAGTTCTTGAGTTAGGAGGGTTTGATATGTTGGCTTTAGCGCTAAAAGGAGGAATACTGGCGGCCATCGTTACACTTATAACCGCTAAGCCCGATCTATTCGTCAGTTACATGCGCACACTCACTATGGTTGGCTGCACTATACTCGTGATCCTTTACGTTGGAGGACTGAAACAAGGAATACGTTTCGCCGGAATATTATTTGTTTCTTATATCATAATCGTGGCCATGTTGGGATCGCCAGTTCAAGGAGCGCCTGAAACTTCGGGTTTTATCCTCCCTGTCTCTGGTCCGGTTTCATCACCCTTTGGACCACGCTCTAGTGGTTTTCATCATGGCATTGACTTCGCGGTGAACGAGGGAACCAAAGTCCTTTCAAGCAAGGCGGGGACAGTTGGATTTGCTGGATACAATGGGAACATAGTCGGGAATGTCGTTGAAGTGGATCATCCAGACGGCACACAAACGATGTATGCCCACAACAGCAGGGTATTAGTGATTATTGGTCAACCGGTTAAGCAGGGTGAGGTTATTGCCTTGTCAGGTAACACGGGACGATCTACAGGACCACACGTTCATTTCGAAATACGATTTGACAGAGGGACACGATCGGTCGATCCGGCACCATACCTTGGCTTATAGGGGGTGACGATTTGAAAAAGAAATCAATCAAGCTTAGTGATTACGTAGCGTTTGTTAAACCAGAGTACGTTTATATCAAATTAACCCCGAACAACTCCATACGGAATAACACCACTAGCAACATTGCAAAAACAATTGGGTCTTTCTATAGGGATGTCAAGCAGCGCGTGAAAGTTGAGCGGGGAAAACTCGTGAAGATCTTCGGGCGAGAGTTTATGCTCGGGACAAAATACTCCATCGCCCTGGCGCCTAAAGTATCCTACTATATCTACATTGAAAAGAAGCGAATTGAGTTTTACTTCATTGTGCCTAAGCAATACTCGAGCATTCTGATGGAGAAACTGACCAGTACGTGGGAAGGAGTTACTGCCAAATCTGTGACGGATCCATCCACGATCCCAATATTCGGGGACTCTTCGACAAAGTATCAACTATGCTACAGCAAGGAGGATGGCCTAAGTCTGGCTGTCGATAAGCGCGCCAATGATCTCCTGACGTCAAACTTAAACATCGTGGATATTATGGAGGATGGGGACAAAGTTGCAATATATTATAACTTCCTCCCCACTTCCCAATTCTCTTGGTCCACGACATATAAGAAAACGATTGCCAAGATGCGTAGTGACCTACCCGTCGACCGTGACATAGCAAACGTTGGCTACCTGCTAAAGTGGGCTTTTAGGCAAATCCATGATCTCGTTAACGATGCCACCACTATCCTTGCAGGAGAGAATAAGCGAGCAATCAAGACCAAGGAATACGAGTTATTCGATCAAGTTATTGCCAGCCTTAGGAATACTAAAATCATATCAGATGCAACTTTATCAAAGGGTAAGAGCATGGTCCTAGACACTCAGATTGCGGTACTGAGCGAAAGTAAAGATAAGATGCGGCAGTACAACAACG